TTTTTTCAATTAGTGTTGGTAAATAATTTTCGTATGTGTCTGGAGCGTCATTATTAGTTCTATTAATAAAAATATTCATTATAGCTATTCTGTTTACCATGTCATTTTTCGAAAAAATCATTTTTTCCCTTGGATTTGAATTTTCAGTATTATCAACTAACGCACGTTTTACTCCTGAATCTGTAGCTTCACTTTGTAAACTTGAAACAATAGCATTAAATACATGATTAGAAATTATTAAAAATATTCCATCATACTTTTGAATATATCCAGCATCATCAGTATATTCAGTACCATCCTTTAAATCTAACCATTTTTGCAAAATTGTAGATTGCTCTAATCCTTCAATAAAATCTTTATAAAGCGAATATCCTAAAACCTTACGTAAAATTATAGGCTCTTCCTTATTAATGAAGCTTTGAACATCAATATTATCAATTGGCAATTTCAATTGGTCAATAAAATATGTTGAATCTATTATGCTCATTGTTTAAGATATTATTTTTTTGATTTCCCTTTTGGTACTCCGCATTTTTTAGCATACTTATTTTTTAATAAAAAGTCTGCATTTTTCTCAGTTACAAAAAAAGATTTACCACAAATAGGGATAAAAGTTTGCGCTTCCTTATCTGTAAGCTTCTTTATTTTCTGTTCACCGAGTAAAGTAATTACTACTTTTATTTTTTTAACTTTCATTTTGTTTTCTGTTTAAAGTAGGGGACACACTATATGTCCCCTTTAACCAACATTTCAATTAAAATCCTTATGCATTATCAATTATAGTTTGCAGTGCTGACAAATCAGCTATTGAAGTAGCTGCTGCAACATCCGTCTTATAATCTGGTAAAGTTGCCGCTGTTAAACTTGTTACACCTGCTTTTGCAAGCAAATTGATAGTAAGTTTTGAAGCGTCACCGATTCCATTTTGCGCCATTCCTGTAGTGGCCGCAATAATCATAGCTAAAGAAGCTGCTGTTGTTGTTAATATTGCAATTGCAGCATCAAAATTGTCATAAACAAATGCAGAATAATCAACTGTTTTAATTCGCTGTGCGTATCTGATTGAACCTGTAATTGTTAATAAATCATTTTGCACATCAGTTGCATTTTGTTCCCATACACGTATGTCAATAGCTCTTTTAAATCTCTTAGCTACCCTGTTCATGTCTGCGATTTCAAAATAACCTGCATCGACATCAGTTGTTTCAGTAATTATGATTCCTTTAACTTGCATACCGTTAGGCATAATGAAAGGTGGAAATACATAATTTCCTGTAGTATTTTTACTTATGTCCTGCTCAGCAACATCAATTGGATTCATATAAATCTTATTAGGAATCCATTTTGTTTTTCCAGATGTCCTAATTTGAGCAATTGTTGTTCTGATTACATCCCAAACGCCCGGGGTTGTAGTCTCTAAATCGTTCGCATCAAATTCTACAGAAATCGCCTTAATTGCTGTAAATAAATCTTCGTTTAAAGTAGTCAACAATAATTCATTGATTAATTCATTAACCGCCATTGAGAATTCATTCCAATCTTCAAGCATTTCTCTAGTAATTTTTGTATAATTACCAATTTTTAAAACGCTTGTTTCTTGTTTATTATAAGCAACTTCAACAATCCCAAATGCTCCACCTTCTGCAATACTTGAATTAGTACCGTCTGTAACAGTTCCCCTTTCGATCCATGTCCATTTGTCAGAATTTGCCGAAATTGGGGCTAAAGTTTGAACATCATTAACAAAAGTCAAAGGAGTAATTGGTGCTGATGCAATACCCGCTTCCTGATCATCTTGCAAAAATGGATAATTACTTGAACCTGTCCATGTCGAGGTTGTCAATGGTAATGCCTTAATTGACATTTCTGCTGAATGTATATCAGGATTATCTTTAAATTTCTTACTTATCCCGTCCCAGGACTTTTTTAAAGCATCATTAAAATTGTCTTCTTTAATTACAACTTCTTTTTCATCTACTTTTTTAGAGATCTTTTCGGCTAACTTTTCAAATTCCTTAATCCTTGCTTCTAGGTCGTCTTCTTTTTCTTTGTTTAATTTATCTAAGGCTTTTTTAAGTTCTTCAAAATCAGACTTAGAAATAACATCTTTTAGCTTTTCTTCAAATGCTTTTGTTGCCATTTCAAATTTAGAATCTTGATACTCTTTTAAATAGATTGCAAAATCTTTTTCATCCAGCTCCTTAATCTCGTTTTCCGTTAATTCAGCTGTAAATTTACCGCCCTTAATCCATGTTATATTTTCCATTTTTTTAAATTTTAAATTTGTGTTAATAATAATCTTCTGTTTCTTTGAGTAGTATCAGCACCCGGGTCTTTACGAGTAGGTTTTTCAACTTGCTTTAAAAACATTGTTTCTTTTATCATTTGTTTTAATTGAAAGTATTGCATTTCAAATACTGATTTATTTTTTATTCCTTTTTTAGATGCCTTTATTAAAGAATCTAATTTTGAATATAAATTATTTAATTGTACCGTTTTATTTTCTGATTTTGTACCTAAATATGGTGTTAATTTATTTGCACCAAATGCAACAGTAGACCACTCGAACCAATTAACTTCTTTTACATCCCATCCATAGCCGATTTTTATTGCATCTTCTGGATTAATTAAGTCTTTTAAATATGCATCCCATTCTTCTGTCCCTGCTTCAAGATATTCAATTTGTTTGTATTGAAAACCGATTGAGTGCTGATTGTAAATACCTTCTTTGTATTTTATTAATAGATTCTCTCCGTCCGTACTTTCAGATATTTTACTTTCTACATACAAAACAGGAATATTATTTAAAACCGTTTCTTTTTCCAATATTGACTTGCCGGGCAATTCGGTTAAATTATGATTAAATGCATGTAATATTTTGTCGTTTGCTTTTGTGTTCGCTCCCCGGTTATCAATAGAACGTTTTGCACAACCCATTCTCAGCACGTCAAAATCACTATCAAAATAATTGTAAGTATTTACAATCGCCTTAATAGTTCTGGAGCTTTCGTCAATTTCCTTATAAGATGCAAGGTTTGATTTTATCTGAAAACTTATATTTAATTTATCTGTTTTGTTCATTGTATTAGTTTTTTTGCTTCTTCTACATTGTACCCGTTCAATACTAATAGACTAATTGCATTTTCTTTTGACATTTCACCAGCGAAAACCGATTTGTTTAAATCAATTATATATCTGCTCTCAATTCCTACCTTCTCAGCTTTTTCTTTTTCATCTTGACTGAATACATCCAAATGCGAATAATTAAGAATAATTTTATTTTTTCTGAATTCAAAGAAGTAATTAGTTAGCGCATCAGTGTAATTATTTGCAATCGGTATGATAGTTTCGGTAAATAAACTTTTCCGGGCTTCTTTATAAAATACCCCGTAATTTGAACTATTCGCAGCGTTCAATAAAACATTATCAAATCCTAACAAGTCAGCGATAACGGTTTTAATCATTTCCCTTTGCTCTGACAATAACATATCTTTAATTCTTGCTGTTATCTGAACATATTTTAATGAATGTTTTGTAAAAGCAACATCGTATTGCCCTGATTTAGTACCATATTTTTTAAATTGTGTCTGCAGTTCTGTTTTCTCTTCCGGCGTAATAGGTATATTATTAATATTATCTCCTGTATCAGATGAAATAAAACCTTTCATCCCGCCATTATTGAGTAAATTCTGCATGCTGTCATAAATTGCAGGTGTTACCAGTAAGGCTTTTTCTAAAGGCTTTAAAGGACTGGTAAATACTAAGTATTTATTTGATACTGAAATATCTACATTTTGTCTTATCTGAATTATCTCAGTTGGGGGAATTTCTATTTTTTTACTATCTGTTTGGATTACATAATATTTTATTAAATCTTCTATGCTTTCCGCACTCCTTAAAGTCTTATCTGTAATGTTATCTACAAACGGCTGAACTCTCCATGTTGGAATAACATACATACCCTTAGTATTTTCAACCATTGCAGGCGTGTTCACCCAAATATAAGCCACTCCATAAGCGATTAGATTTTTTGCAACATTCTGCTTAAAGTCACTTTCATTAAATAAAGGGTGTGGATTTTCTAATAATAGACTAATCTTATTATCTACTATTTTATCATTTAGCTTTATTTCATATTTACCAGTTGAAAAAGCTTTGGCCATATAATTAATAGGGGCGGCCAATTCTGGCACACTATCTAAGGCTAATTTTATTTGAGAGTTATTATTAAAGTCAAACAATTGAACGGCTTGTCCATCTTGCAACCAAAAAATGTCTGGTGTGTAGTTCTTTGTTTGCATTTCTGCAATTTGAACCTTTTTCTTTTTTTTACTAAATAGATTCCAATTCATTTGCAAATTTTGACATGTACATTATTTGCAAATATATTAAATTAATCTATATGAAACAAAACTATATAGATTTTATTTATATTGATGGGTATAAAAAAACCTGACTAAATTAATAGACAGGCAATAATTTAATTTTAATTACCAGTGATGCTTCATCATTACAACATACCTTAAAGCTGCTAATCCATCCGGTTCATGTCCATCAGGTTCTGGAATAATTTTACCATTTGCATCAACTTTAAAATACCAACTTTCTAAACCTTTTTTTACGTTAATACTCCTTTTTGTTATAAATAAATTATAACCTCTTACATCGCTTATGCCCTCAATCTGACTGCCTTTTACGTTTTTTCCTTTAACTCCTGCGATATTAAAACCGTGCTTTCTTAAATCTCTTATTGTTGTAGCTCCTGATGTGTCTCCTATTGTTAACTGGCCTTTAACCCGTTTAACTTCTATCATCTTATCTAAAACGCTCATTCTCTCAGCACCTTTTATTTTTTCAGGCATTAAATTATTTTCACAAAAAACCTCATCAATATATAAGTTCGCTCCATCCTGCCAAATGTCAATTAAAATAGTGGGGTCTGGTGAAACACCGAAATCCATCCCGCTTGGTATTCTTTTTGCTATTTCGGGTATTTTGTCAATGAATTTATAAGAATATATTTGTCTATCTGAGTAAGTACCTATTTGACCGTAGGCATAAATATTTACCCAATTTATAAGCTTATCGCTTGCATCAGGCAATTTGCTTGCCTCTATTCTCATTTCTATTTCTGTACGCTCTTCATTTGATAGTAGTTCATTATCTTTATATGTTAGCGAAATAATTTCAGCATCCGGCCTTGTTAAAATTTCCGTATGAATCCAAAATTCAAAATCAGGATTGAAATCATAATATACAAATTTTGACCTTGTAAGCATTTGATCAAGTGTAGAAAGTTCTACTTTTGTCGCTTCATTAACAAATAAATAATCTCGCCTAACTCCTTTCATTTGCTCGAAGTTGTGGCCGTCAACGTTCCTGAATTGGATTAAAGAATTATTTATTACAAGATTTTTATCAGTTTTATTATAAATATAATTCCAATTAAGGCCGGAACTTTTGCAAATTGTTTCCATATCTGAAATTACACCATCTTTTAAAGTTGGATAAGTATCTGACACGATTGTAAATTTTAAACTCTCTTTAGAAAATAAGGCTATCTCTAAAAATTTTATAAGTATAGAAAACGTCTTGGATGCACCCTGTCCCCCTTGAATTACCCTATGTTTTTGAGTTAATTCATTAATCTTGTGATATGCTGTTGTTAGTTCTATCATTTTTTAATAGAATTGCCGTCTTTGTCTATAGTATAATTTTGTGATATGTTCTGGAATATTGGTTGTGTGTTTGTGTTTTTAACTTCACTTTTTTCACTTGTCTTACCGTGTTCGTTTATTAAAACAAATTTTGTTATTTGCGAATTTAATTTATCAAACGCCCCAAATTTATAAAGTTTTAATTCCTGTATTTTTTTTGCTTTTTTAATAAGTTCGTAAAACGATGTAAATTTATTGCTTAAATATCTTGTCAAATCGGGGTAGTGATTTCTAATAATTACAATAT